CTTAGAGATGATCATACCGGTCTCCAGACCTGTATAGATTCACTGATCCGCTTCGGTGCTGGTAACACTGGGGCGGATTTTTTTGTTTAATTGTTTTTAGATACTATCAAAATAAGTTTTGATTTTTTCAATGCAATCGTTTTTACAATTTCCATACATACGCTCAAGACTTGCACAAGAAGAAATTAATTGTACTAAATCAGCTTGTATGAAATCGTGATTTTCTTCGAATAGGTTTTTTGTATAAGTTAATATTTCAGTAGCAGAATTCATGCAGCATACAGACTCCATATATTCTTCTAACTGTAATTTGTAGTTAGAAAAAATATTGTCATTGCTGTTTTCAAGAATATCCTCTTGCTCGATATCCAGAAGACTATTATTGTCGGAAGCTGTTATGACTGTGTTGTCGGATATGTATTTTTTAATAACTACCTTTGCACATTTAATCAACGGAAGTATATTAAGTTCCAAACTGCAAGGAACAGGTGTACTGATGGAAGTAGCAAAGTTTTGTGCAACATCAAAATGTGAAAAACCTGTGTAATGTACTGGGTGTAATTCATCGAAGATATCAACAAGAAAGATATCAGCGAGAAGACCAGTAATATTTTCAGATGATTTTCCGAATAATGTTGCAGTAATTGTAGATTTTTCAGTATCTGGCAATATCGTCAAGGACGATACCCTAAATTCCAAATCAGGGTTATAATTGATAACATTTATTTTTACAGGAACGGCAGGTTCTTTCAAAGTGCTCTTTATTGTTACAGCAGTGCCGTTTGCGATTACGCCCATAATATCATGATCATCAGTGGCATAATCGATATCGAGTCCGATAATTGCATTGGCACCCATTTGATTTGCGTTGCTGATTAAAAGGTCGAGAGCATTTTTTTGAGCCGCTTCAAGTTTTTCAGAGTACGAAGATAAAAGATTAAAGTCAGAAAGAAACTTTGTATTTAAAGCGTATTCTCCTGAACAAAATCCTAAATAATCTGTAATTTCATAATTTTCAAAATTAAAACCGGATGTCAGTTTCATGGCTTGCTCTCCTTTGAATACTTTTTTCTTTTTCCGGAGATAATAACACCATGAAAATATTATTATCTCAATTCCTGGAACAGCACCACCTGTCGATCAGGCAGGCGGCAATTATGACCGGCGTTCCCCGGTCTACGATCGGCGACATAGTGACCGACCATGTAAGTCCAACTCTGGCAACTATGGAACAGTTGGCAGCAGGGTTGAAAACCACAATTTCAGATCTTTATGAGTCTGAATATAAGTGATTTTCAAAAAGCGTCCGGGATTCCGGACAACGCACAACTTTTTTCCTCCTGAAACGTTTGTTAGGGTGAATGGAAAAATTCGCCAGATAAAAACAAATGTTCGAAATAATATTGCATCACAGAAGTATGTGTGATAATATGGAAACGAACAGATGTTCACAAACGTTGGGAGGTACATAGGATGGAAACGGTAAAAAATAAAATTATAGGTCTGTTGGATAAGTTGAAACCGTCAGAATTGGATCTTGTATTGAAAATAATTCTGAGACTTCTGGACTAGGCGAAAGCCTAGTCTTTTTTTGTAATTTTATTTGCGATATCCTCAAGAACTTGCCACTCACTTTCATCTAATGCAGCCAGTGCAAAAAGCAGACGTTCTTTAAATGATCCGCTTTCGCTTTTAAACAGATCAGCACCTAAGCGAGCAATTTCGTCATTTCTATCTATAGGTGCTTTCATGTCACCCTTGCCTTCTGTAAGCCATTCTTTGCGAATTTTGTACTTTTCGCATATGTCATCTATCAACCGATCGCTTGGAAGAGCATCGTCTTTATTAAGAAGTTTCCAAATGTAAGCTGGTGTTACATTTAAGTCCTTTGCCAAAGCGGTTTGTGTTTTGTTTTCTTCTTTAAAAACCTTTCTTACACGATATATTAGTTCGTTCGTATAATCACCTCCCTCTGTTATTCCAATAATACAACAGCCTAAACTGAAAGTCAATAAAAATTTAAACTGAGTTGCAAAAACATGATTGACAAATGAACTTAGAAGTGATAAGATTAAACCAAGTTGCAAGATAAAGCAACCAAAATCAAGAGAGGTAGGTGATTAAATGACGAAGCAGGAGAGAATCAAAAGACTTTCTGAAGCAATCGAGGCAGTACCGGAAGAAAAGAAAGATTACATTCTTGGTATCGCAGAAGGAATGGCAGTAATGAAGCGTCTGGAAAAAGAGAAGTTCGCAGACGAAGCAGAGCAGAAAGCGGGGTAGAGATGAAAGAACCAATGAAATTAGAAGTAAGAAATGAGGGTATTCGAGGACCGCGTTTACTACTGGACGGAAAAGAATTGCACCATGTATTGGAATACGGAATCAAGAGTTCTGACTTTATAGGAAAAGCAGAACTCTCGTTGAAAATGCTGGTGACGTTTCCGGTTAAAGATTAGGAGATGAGAAATGATTTTTATTTATGTTGGTTACGCATTGGCAGTTATGCTTGATGTTGCCGGACTTGTCATGTCAGGGATTGCTATTTATAAAGCCTTCTTTAAAGAGTACTTTGACATCGATTGTCTTGATTATGTATTGTACAGCATAATCCTTGCTTATTCTGGACTCATATTGGGTTTTATAATTTCGTTTTTACGAGATCATGCAAATCTTTAGCGATATTTTCGAGCGATTCTTTTCCGGTTTTTGTTCCAGGGTAAATGTCACCAAAGGCTGAATTTGAAAGAATGTTGAGTGAAAAATGTTCTTGGTATTTTTTAGAAGTCGAATGGTAAGAAATATCAAAGTCCAGATTATATGCTTGCATTTTTGATCCATAAAGGGGGCAACGAATCGCAAAACCGGGAGCCATTTGTGCACCGATTACTTTTTCGAAAATATTACCTTTCATGGTTTTATTGCCGGTTTCCTTGCCGGTAAAGATATAACTACAGGTTATGCGGTCGATCACACAAGCAGAGACACCAAAATTTTTGATTATTATGTACAAAATACCGTTTGAATATACAGAGTAAAGCTGGAGGTTTGGACGCGTAGATGCTTCAAGCATTTTAGAGTTTTGCCGGAGGGTTTTTACAGAAATTCCAATACCAACTATTGCTACGATGAGTGAAGCAATAACACCAAAAAGATTGATGATATCTGAATTTGTGAGACTGGTAAAAAATTTGATCATAGTATTCTCCTTTCTTTTGTACTCGGCATGGCAGTGCCTGTAGATACAGCATAAATGGAGAAAACAACAAAGTCAATAAGATAAAGAGGTGAAGAGATGAAAGAGGAACGACCAGATGTGCGAGCATTCGTAAAATTATTAAAAATTGAAGATGGCTATGCAGTATGTGATGTGAGATTCAAGCTAGTAAAGCCAGATGAAGAACAGGAGGTAACAGACCGTTGATGAAACATTATATTTCAGACATCAAAAAGCAAGCCGAGAAAGTTACGACAGCAATCACAGGTGAGGAGATGCGAGAAGCAGTCTCGAGTGCGTTCAGTGATACCGCAACAGCATTAGGGACAATGGAAGAATCCTATAGAAAGCGGGGTAAGGAAATGTGGAAACCATTAGCAATCCTGTTGCTGTTCTGGATCGTGATTTTGACACTGGATGAATAGAGAAAGTGAGGTGGCAAAATGGAAGAACTTAAAAATCTGCTTCTGGAAGTAATCCAGGAATGCAGACGGCCGGAGTTCCCGCCTGAACCGGTACCCACAAGGGTAGCCGCAAAGGTTCTCGGCGTGGAACAGAGCACGGTGATTAACCGGATGGAGTCCGGCGAACTGGATATTGGACTGGTGTTCCGCTCCAAGCCGACCAGAAGAGGACAGGCAAGCAGGAGAAGCACATACATCAGTCCGAAGAAACTATACGAACTGACCGGGTTCGTATGGAAAGGAGAGAAAAGTGAGTAGAAGAGAAAAAATCAGCCTGATCGGTGAGGTGGTTAGTCCGATCGTGGCAACAGCCGCTGCAGGCTTTACATTCTGGTGGCTGGCAAAGTACAGCCTGTTGAATGAGCGTGACATTGTCGGCACCACAGTCGTCGTGTGGTGTGTGGTAGTTGCGAGAGTGCTGATCTGGGCAGAAAAAAGCGAGGAGGTAGTGAAATGAAGTTAAGAGATCTTGTAAACGTGATGGAAGGGAAGATAGGCTATATGCTGGTAATGGAAAAGTATGGCTTAAAGTTTAAAACATGGAATTCTGTTGAACGTTATCGCACCAGCGATGACGAAATCCTGAACAAAGAGGTAAGTGCCATCTACAATACTGTAGACGGGATGAATGTAGTGTTGAAATTGGAGGAAGCGGAATGATCGGAGTAAGCGAAGGGAAAGACCAGGAAGCCAGAGCCATCCTGGAACTGGCAGGGATTGATTCGGACAAATACAGGATCTGGCACCATAACAGCATCTATGTGCATGCAATAAATGAAGAGACGAAAGAATCGGTGATTGTTGAGAAAGCAACACTCGAGGTAGTAAAAAGTCCCGGTGCTTTGGCGGGCGATCCGGGACACAAATAAAATAACACAGCTCAATTATAGAGCAAACATAGGAGGTAAATCAAGTGAAATTACATAAATTAATTTCGACAGTAGATATGAGCCATGAAGAATGGCTGCGATACAGAAAACTGGGCATCGGTGGAAGTGATGCCGGAAGCATCTGCGGATTGAACCCGTACAGCTCTGCAATTGCTGTTTTCCAGGATAAGACGCAGAAAGAAGCAGGGGAAAAAGAAGACAATGAGGCAATGAGACAGGGAAGAGACCTGGAGGAGTACGTTGCCCGCCGGTTCATGGAAGAGACAGGGAAAAAGGTACGCCGTGCCAATGCGATCTATGGGCATCCGGATCATGATTTCATGATGGCGAACGTTGACCGCCTGGTAGTCGGTGAGAATGCCGGTCTGGAATGCAAGACAGCGTCTGCCTATTCAGCTGACAAGTGGAAAGACGGGCATATCCCGGAATCCTACGAGATCCAGTGCCACCATTACATGGCAGTGACCGGGGCGGATGCCTGGTATATCGCATGTGTGATCCTTGGGAAGGAGTTCATCTGGCGAAAGATCGAACGCGATGAGGAAACGATCCAGATGCTGATTGATATTGAAAGTGATTTCTGGCAGAACAATGTAAAGGCAGACAAGATGCCGGCACCGGACGGAAGCAAGGCGGCGGAAGAACTGCTGCAGAAGTATTACGGAAGTTCCGAACCGGAAAAGATGATCCCGCTGGTTGATTTTGACGAGAAACTGGAACGCCGTGCAGAGATCGGTGATCTTCAGGACAAGCTGGAGAAAGAGAAAAAACAGATTGAGCAGGAAATCAAGGTATATATGGAAGATGCAGAGATGGCAGTATCGGACCTGTACCGCGTCACTTGGAAGAGTGTAACTGCAAACCGTGTAGATTCGAAGCAGCTGAAAGCAGATTTCCCGGAAATCTATAAACAGGTATTAAAACCGTCTGAAAGCAGACGGTTCACCGTAAAAAGAACTGAGAGAGCATAAGGAGGAAGCAGGATGGCAGTAAAAGACGCACTAGCAGAAAAGACCAGCAGAAAGAATGAAGCAGTGAAGCTGACAAAAAACATGAGCATTGCAGACATGATCAAGGCGATGGAGCCGGAAATCAAAAAGGCTCTGCCACAGGTGATCACACCGGAGCGTTTCACACGCATGGCATTATCCGCACTGAACACCACACCGAAGCTTGCAGAGTGTTCGCAGATGTCCTTCCTCGGGGCACTGATGAACGCAGCACAGCTTGGGCTGGAACCAAACACGCCGCTGGGACAGGCGTACCTGATCCCATATAAAAACAAAGGGAAACTGGAGTGCCAGTTCCAGATCGGCTACAAAGGTCTGATTGACCTCGCAAACCGGAATGATAATTTTCAGACCGTTCAGGCTCGTTGCGTTTATGAGAATGATGCATTTCGTTATGAATATGGTTTGAATCCAAATCTTCACCACATCCCAGCGAGAGAAAACAAAGGAAAACTGATTTTCGTATATGCTATGTGGAAAACAGTCAACGGCGGCTTCGGTTTTGAAGTTATGAGCAAGGAAGACATTGACAACCATGCAAGACAGTTCAGCCAGAGTTTCGGCAGTTCTTACAGCCCATGGAAAACGAACTATGAGGCAATGGCAATGAAAACTGTGATCAAGAAGTGCCTGAAATATGCACCGCTGAAAACAGATTTCGTTATGCAGATGAGCAATGACGAAAGTATCAAGAGCGAGATCAACGTCGATATGTCCGAGGTGGTCAATGAGCAGGAAGACCCGAACATCATCGACCAGGAGTATAAGGAAGTAGAAAATGTACAGCCAGAATAATAACGAAGAACCAAAGCTGTTCACGTTCACCGTACCGGGCAAGCCGCAGGGCAAAGCCCGGGCGAGGACATTCTATGACAGCAGGAGCAACAAAATGAGCAGCGTAACACCTGAAAAGACGGTGCTGTACGAAAACCTGATCAAGACCTGTTTCCAACAGAAATACGGACAGAAACGGTTTTCGGATGATGCGTATGTGGTTGCTAATATCTTGGCGTATTTTGAGCCGCCTAAGAGCATCTCGAAGAAGAAAAGGGAAGACATGCTGACAGGGAAGATCTGGCCGGCAAAGAAGCCGGACAGTGACAACATCGCAAAGGTCGTGCTGGATGCCCTGAACGGCATCGCATACCATGATGATACGCAGATCATAAGATTAAGTGTTATTAAGGCGTACAAAGAGGAAGCGTATTTAAGCGTTACTCTGATGCGGTTCGATACATAAAAAGAGAAACAGGAGGCTGGTATGGCAAGGAAGAAGCAGGAAGGGAACCGCTTTTTTCGGATGGATGCAGACTTCTTCTCAGACAGAAAGATAAAGATCCTGAAAGCCCGCTATGGGGCGGATGGGATCATCCTGTACCTGTATCTCCTATGTGAGATCTACAAGACAGGGTATTACTTACAGGTTGACGATGATTTCGAATATATCATCTCGGACGACCTGAACATGGATGGCAACAAGGTGAAGCAGGTCTTGAACTTCTTGCTGGAACGGTCACTGTTTGACGATACACTTTTCCAGTCGGACAAGGTCTTGACCTCTACCGGGATACAGAGGCGGTATCAGGCGATGGTGAAAGCCAGGGCCACGAAAACGCCGATCACAGCCGAGAGGTTCTGGCTTCTTTCAGAAGAAGAGACCGAAACCTTTATTAAAGTGAACCCTTCTTCAAATTCTTCTGAGAAAAAAAGCGATTTTTCCGAGAAAAATAAGGATAATTCCAAGAAAAATGACACAAAAGGAAAGGAAAGGAAAAAAGAATATATAGATATAGATACGGCTCCGCCGGATCCCTATTTTTCTGATGATTCCCTGAACAAAGCCTTCCTGCTGTTCCTGAAGACCAGGAGGGGGGAAGGTGCAAGGATCACAGAAGAACAGGCGGAGCTGTTTAAAAAGGATCTTGAGGCATTGTCAACGGACCCGAGGGAGATGGAGGCGATTGCCATAAAAGCGGCTGTAAGCGGCTGGAAGAGCTTCTACCCGGTCAAGAAGCAGCCAACCAAGAAGAAGGAAAAGAAAACAGCAAAGAATACATTCAATGCATTTCCGCAAAGGGACTATGATTTCGATGCACTGGAAAGAACATTGTTGAATGAGTAAGGAGGCAATATGGAGCAGTTGAAGATTTTTGAGAGCGAAGAGTTTGGCAGTATTCGAACCGTGATGAGAGACGGGGAAGTGTGGTTCGTGGGAAAAGATGTAGCTGAGGCATTAGGATTCACAAATTCAAGAGATGCTATTGCAACACATGTATTTGACGATGACAAGGGAGTAGAAATTATCGACACCCTTGGAGGAAAGCAGAAGATGACGGCAATCAATGAATCCGGTCTGTATGCATTGGTATTTGGCAGCAGACTGGAATCAGCGAAACGTTTCAAACGCTGGGTAACATCGGAAGTGTTGCCAGCGATCCGCAAGACAGGCAGCTATGATCTGGAAGATCTCTCACCAGAGATGCGAGCGATTTTTCAACTTGCCAGAGACCAGAAGAAAACAGAGAACCACGTAAAAGGTCTGAATGTCCATGTAGGTGATCTGGATGGCAGAGTAGACAGTCTGGAGAACTGCATGACGATCGACTACGGGGAGCAAGTTGTTCTCGGTGATGAGGTCAACAAGGCAGTCCTAGATGCCCTAGGAGGCAAGTACAGCAATGCTTACAACGAAATTGGCAAAAAAGTATTCGCGGAGTGCAACCGTGACCTGAAGCACTATTTCCACGTCAATGCCCGCAATAACGTGCCGAAGAAACGCTACTATGAAGCCGTGGAGTATATCCAGAAATGGAAGCCATGCACAAATACACAGATCCAGATCCGCGACTGTAACGCACAGGTGTGTATGCCATGAGCGGGGACGAGGTATTCACAATACAGGCAAGACGCTGTAAACGGTGTGGGAGGCTTCTGACAAGTCAGGAGGCAGTGGAAAGAGGCTACGGCTGCCAGTGTGCCATGAAAGCAAAAATAGAAGAAGAGGCACGGAAGCCGATGCCGGGACAGCGGACGATATTTGATTATCTGGAGGATGAAGAATGAATAAAGTAATTTTAATGGGACGGTTGACCAGAGACCCGGAGATGCGGTATTCCGCTGGCGAGAACAGCACGGCAGTCGCACGGTATACGCTGGCGGTGGACCGCAGATACAAGCGTGAAGGCGAAGCAGGTGCTGATTTCATCAGTTGCGTTGCCTTTGGACGCAGTGCAGAGTTTGCAGAGAAATATTTCCGCCAGGGACTGAAAGTGGTGATAACCGGCCGCATCCAGACGGGCAGCTATACCAACAGAGACGGCAATAAGGTCTACACAACAGATGTAGTGGTAGAGGAACAGGAGTTTGCGGAAAGCAAGGCGGCAGCAGGACAGGGAGAAAACAGCAGACCACAGCAGAAACCAGAACCGATGCCAGTGGATGCAGACGGGTTTATGAACATCCCGGATGGTATTGACGAAGAGCTTCCGTTTGCATGATGGGGAAGCAGCAATGAACAGGAGGAAAACGAGATATGAATATCGGAAAGGCACAGGCTGTTTTTGAACAGATTAGAAGCGATAAATATAGTGAGACTGAGAAACTTCAGGCGATTTGGGCTGTGCTGGATATGCCGACACATAATGGCATTACCAAGGCTACGATTTTGGAAGCATTCCGCTGGCTTTTTGATTATGCGATAGAGATCGAATAGAGATCGAAGTGAAGGAAATGGTGAAGAAATGGTAGGAAAATGTGCTTTACCATCGGACTTTTGTGGACATGATGAATGCTGCATATGTTGCCCTGAGAATGAGAGCTGCAATACACAATGCGGAGAAAAAGACGAACATGAATATGCAGAGAGTTGTCCTTATTGCTGGGCATCGGAAACCGGAAAGGCGTATGGCGGAAAGCAGAAGACATTGAGAGGGAAAGAAGAGACAGGAGAAAAAGATGTTCATACAGGAAGATGATCTAAAATTAAATGATTGGCAGTTTAGCCAGAGAAAATATTTACCGTATAAGGTAAAGAAAACGCTTGCGGAACGCAGAATCAAGGAATGGTATTACAACTGGGATGGTCAAGTATATTTGAGCTATTCTGGTGGCTTGGACAGCACAGCATTGTTGCATATGATAAGAAAAACCGTAGGGTTGGAAGTCCCGGCAGTATTCTCAAATACTGGTTTGGAATTTCCTGAGATAGTAAGATTTGCACGTCAGGCCAGCGGGGAATTTGTTGAAATATATCCCAGATGGAAAGACGGAAGCAGATTAACATTTAAACAGGTAGTTGAGAAATATGGATTTCCGTTAATTAGCAAAGAGACGGCACTGAAGATAAGGAAACTGCGGCATGGAAATTTATCAGACAGATACAGAAACTATTTGATGAATGGCGATGAAAGAGGGAAGTTCGGAATGCTTCCTAAAAAATGGAGATTTTTGTTGGATACACAATTTGATATAAGTGAACAGTGTTGTAACATTACCAAGAAAAAACCGTTTAAAGATTATGCAAAAAAGACTGGAAGAGTGCCATATATTGGGACAACGCAAGATGAAAGTTTTAGACGCGAACACCAGTATGCTCATACAGGTTGCAATGTATATGATGGAAAAACAGTTAAGAGCCAGCCGCTTGGTCCTTGGACAAGGCAGGATGTGCTTAGATACATAGTAGAAAATGATATTGAAATATGTTCTGTATATGGCGACATAGAGCAAACGCCCGGTGGTATATACTACACAACAGGTGAACAGCGTACCGGATGCATGTTCTGTGCTTTTGGTGCACATATGGAAAAGTGTCCGAATAGATTCCAACGAATAGCAATGACACACCCAAAGCATTATCAGATCTGTATGGAATTAAAAAATAATGGGGTAAGGTATCAAGATGCACTGGAAACATGCGGAATAGAGACAGAAACATGGGAACATATTGGACAGATGAACATAATGGATTTTTTAATCACAGGAGAAAAACAATGTTGATTATAAGTCAGAATAAAGAAAAAGTAATGCGGTTTGGCATATCTTTCAACGCGTTAAAGTATGCAGAACGAACCGATCGCAAAGGGAAACAGACGATAGTCAGACACACAATCTGCATATCAGGTGGATTACTGGAAGAGGTTGCGGAATACGAAAGTAAGGAGCGGTGTATGGAAGTGATGAAAGAGTTTTGCGAAGCATATACAGATGGATACTACACGACGGAATATTTCGATGATTCAGCAAAACCGCACAAAATGGCAATATATATGCGAAATCAAGTATATGAGTTTCCAGAAAAGTGAGGAGGATGAGTAGAATGGCGACTTGCAGTGATTGCCTGTGTTATTACTGCCTCTATTACTGGTCAGAGCGATGTCCCTACGGAGGGTGTTATGACGATCACAGATCACAGGCAGATCCATACACGGATCATTATCCGGAAAGGCATCTGTGGTCAGACAGTCATAAGCCAGGAGAGCAGGAGCACTGGTGCAGGGGTGGCAACTTATATCCGACAGAGGAATGTTCGTATTTTGAGCAGTATGAAGGGCAGAAAATAGAACAATGTTACCGAGCAATGATTTCCACGTTCCAAGATGGATACCGATCGTGTTCGATGATGGTGAATGGAACATGTGAGAAATGTCTGAGAGATTTGAACAAAGCTATACAGGGAGGAAAAGAACATGGCGATATATCATAAAACATTACAGTATCACGAAGATACTACAGAAAAGAGAAGCCTGAATGATAAGGACATTAAGTTCTTGATGGAATTGCAGAAAGAAATGAATACGCAGGACACGACAGGAACGGCTGAACCGAGATTCTGGGTCATCAAGGGAAGCGAGAGAGTGCAAGACGATGAGAACGCAGACGAACTTGTCTTGCAATCAGATGGAAGCACCGTTACAAGCACAACGGAAGAAACAGTGAAGTACCTCAATGATAATATCCTGTCAGACTGCAATATCAATCGGGAAAACTGCAAAATTGGAAAGGGGTGTATATTGGATTTTATACTGATGTATACGGAAGATGGAGAAGAAGAGTATGAGGACTTGATAGCGGAGGAAGTGAATGAATTTCTTGCCAATAATGGATATGATGATGTCAGGATAGTTGGTATTTCGTTCAGACCAGTTGTGTATCCGAACACGATGTTCCTGACAGAAAAAGAAGCAAGGGAGCATCTGGAACGAAACCATTACCACTATTCAGAAGATGCACATACCTACTGCATGTGTGCCTGGAGATCTCCGGAAGTATGGTGGCTGTGGAAGATATTGCAGGAGGTGAGATGGGATGAATTACGACAGAACGTGTAACACATGCAGATACCACGACAGCAGAGGGGTCTGTGTGTGCCCGAAGAGTGAAGAGTTCAGAGATGTTACAGTGAACGCATACTGCTGTGGACAATATGAAAGAAGCTGGAAAAAAGCCTTAACTGAGGCGTTCATGAAAGGGGCGGGAAGATGAGCGATGAAAGCAGCTGAGAAGAACGCCAAACGGCGGGCACATTATAACCATCTGGAGCGTGCAGTGGATGCTGATGCAGCCAGAAGATTCCATGAGCCGACTTACATACAGCGAACCCCGCACTATGTGAAACAGGTATATGACCAACTGGAACTGGCAGCAGGCCTGAGCGGGTTCGAGATTGCCGCCCTGAGGGACAGACGGACCGGCAGGGAATACTATAAGGCAGATAACGAAGTACATGAAAGAAAATAATAGCAAGGAAATGCATGAGGGGAGGCGATGCCGGTGGAGATGACAGAAAACGACAAAAAGAAAGCGTTCCTGCGAAGATACCGGGAATGTGAACGGAGGGAGCAGGAGATCCTGGAAGAGATCCAGAGGCTCCGGATGGACAAGATGTTCCCGTCAGTTGTCAATGACGGGATGCCGAAAGGCAGCCAGCAGTCCGACCTGTCGGATTATGTGGCAGCTATAGAAAGACAGATCGGACGGTTGAAACGGGAACGGCTGAAAAAAGTAAGGACACGCGAACAGATCGACCTGGCGATCAGACGTATGGAGAACCCGGCTGAACAGAGGGTGCTGCGGCTGCGGTATCTGTGTGGGCTGAACTGGAAAGAAATCGGAGAAAAAATGGGGTATAACGAAAGACAACCCCAGAGAATCCATGGGAGTGCGTTAAATAATTTCAAGATGTCGTAGAATGTCGCACTCCACCTGTGATATAGTGTAATCAGTTCAGTTTGGGAATGATGCTGACATGATTGATTCTTTTCATTTACCTCCAAGTATTTTTGACAACTGCCGGGTCTCAACAGCCTGGCAGCATTGGAACATAGCTCAGTCGGTGAGAGCAGCTGGCTTATAACCAGTGTTGTCGAAGGTTCGAGTCCTTCTGTTCCGATTCCCCTGATTGGGGCATATAAGAATCCTTTCTCAAAATAATATTTTCCACAGGAAGACATCTGGCAGTGCCGGGTGTCTTTTTGTGTACTCAAAAATAACAACAGAACAAAGGAAGGTGAGGTGATTGGCAAACAATGAAAACTTAGTTCAATATAGTGGACGAAGTCGAAAGGAAGTCGAGGAAATTAACAGAAAAGGCGGTCAGGCATCCGGGAAGGCAAGGCGGCGAAAAGCAGAGTTCCGGAAGACGTTGAACGCCCTGCTGACAGCGGAGATTGACAACCCGGAGTGGAAGCCGTTCCTGGAGTCGATCGGCCTGGACTGTACACTTGAATCTGCGATGCTGGCGGCTCAGATCCGGGAAGCGATGCAGGGCAATACAAAAGCCGCTTACTTCGTGGCTCAGTATGCAGGGCAGAACGGAGCGGCAGAGGAAGACATCCGCAACAAGGAAGCAGATACAGAGCTTAAGAAAGCGAGAAAACAGGCAGTCACAGGTGAGAATGAGACGGACGAGGCACTTGAGAAGCTGGATGCGATACTGAAGGAGGTGCGTGACAATGCAGTTGAGCAAAATGCAGAATGAATACATCGTGAACGCAACGCACCGCTGGAACATTAAATCCGGGGCAGTACGTTCCGGGAAGTCTTTTGTGGATACGGCTTTCGTCATTCCGTTCCGGATCCGTGAGAGAGCGGGAAAACCGGGGCTGAACGTGATCCTTGGCGTGTCGAAGGAATCCATCGAGCGAAACGTGCTCCAGCCGATGCGCGAGGTCTACACCGACAAGCTGGTCGGCAACATCAATAACCGCAACGTTGCAAGGGTATGCGGGGAGGATGTCTACTGCCTGGGGGCGGAGAAGGTCAGCCAGGTTGCCAAGATCCAGGGTGCGAGCATCAAATACTGCTACGGGGATGAGATCGCCAAGTGGAACAAAGAAGTGTTCCAGATGCTCAAATCACGACTCGATAAGCCTTACAGCTGCTTTGACGGGTCATGCAACCCGGAGCATCCTACCCACTGGCTGAAAGAGTTCCTGGACACACCGGAGCTTGATATCTACCTGCAAAAGTACACGATCTTTGACAATCCGTATCTGGATCCGGCTTTTGTGGAGCAGCTCTGCAGGGAATACGATGGCACCATCTACTACGACCGCCTGATCTTAGGGCTCTGGAAGCGTGCAGACGGTTCGATCTACAAGAAGTTTGCGGACCACCCGGAAGCGTTCCGGTGCAGGATCGTAGGACGCCCTGGCAGAAACCCGGACTGTAAGGAGTTCCGGAAGCAGGACCTTGTATCCATCGAGGTCGGTCTGGACTTCGGCGGCAGCCAGTCCGGCCATGCGTTCGTGGCAAGAGGGTACACGGACAATTACCGGGAAGTGATCGCCCTGAAATCCCGCCGGGTCATGGCAAAAGAGAAAGACGACCCGATCGACAGCAACCGCCTGGATGATCTGTTCTGCGATTTCGTGCAGGATGTGATCGACCAGTATGCGAACGTTGTAAGGCACTGGGATACCATCGAATACTGCAACGTAGAAACGATCTTCTGGGACAATGCAGAAACCGTGCTGGGTAATTCCATACGGAACGCAGTCGAGAAGCGTTTCCCGTGGATCAGCGTGAGACCGGCAAAGAAGAAACGGGTAAATGACCGTATCAATGCGACCGTCAGGCTCATGGGAGCCGGGCGGTTTTTTCTTACAGACGACTGCGATAGCCTGGAAACAGCATTTTCGGATGCGGTCTGGGACAAGGAGAAACAGGATGATGAGCGGCTGGATGATGGCAGCACGGACATAGACAGCCTGGATGCGTTCGAGTACACCATAGAACGCGACCTGAAGGAACTCATCCGGGAGGTGGAGGATGTTTGATTTTGCAAAAAGGATATGGAGAGAGGTGAGGAGATTGTTTGATTATACGACACTGAAAACAGTCCTGGGGCGTGAGCTGACGCTGTCACAGTCCATGGTCGAAGCCCTGGAAAGCTGGGGCGGCATGATGGACGGGAAGGCACCGTGGTGCGTGGATCCGGTGGTGTCGCTTCGGATCGAGTCCGGTATCTGCCGTGAATTTTCGGATGCGGTGCTGGTTGAGATGGAAAGCTCCATCCTGAACAATGACCGGCTGGATGCGGCTTACCAGAGGGGGCTGCTGGATCTGAACGAGAATTTACAGGATGGTCTTGGCTTCGGTTCTTTTATCCTGCGGCCGCTGGGGGCGGACAGGACCGAGTTCGTCACGGCTGATAAGTTCGTGCCGGTCCGCTTCGATGATTCCGGGAAACCGGTCGATGTCGCTTTTCTGACCGTTAAACGGGTGGGGGAATATGACTATTACACGAAAATGGAGCGTCATTACTTCACAAACGGAAACCTGACGATTGAAAACAAGTGCTACCATTCGCTCGACCGGAATCACCTCGGTACACCATGCAGCCTGGATGCGGTGGAAGAATGGGCAGACACCAACCCGGGACCGGTAACGTATCCAGGAATGGACCGCATGGACTTCGGGTACTACCGGAACCCGCTCAAAAACCGGATCGACGGTTCTTTCTGCGGGGTGTCGATCTTTGACGCTGCCACAGGTCTGATCCGCAAGGCAGACATCCAGGCGGCAAGGCTCGACTGGGAGTATGAATCCGGCGAGCGTGCCGTGCATGTGGATGAACGTGCACTGAAACGCGGGGGCAGGGGCGTACGGATGGCACAGCTCAATAAACGCCTGTACCGCGGCCTGAACATCGAGGACGGCAAGGACAAGGAACTGCTGCGGGAATATTCCCCGGCGATGCGGGACGCTTCCTACATTGCCGGCCTTGAGAAATATTACCGGAACATCGAGTTCACGGTCGGGCTTGCCTACGGCGACCTGTCAGACGTTCAGGAGGTGTCTAAGACAGCGACTGAGGTACGTGTCTCGAAAGCACGGAAATACAACCGTGTGACAGCGATCCAGGAGAACCTGAAAGAGTGCCTGGAGGATTATGCCGCTGCCCTGGCATTCTATAACAGCATGTACCATTCCGGTTATGAATTTGCCTGTAAGTTCAACGATTCCATCCTGACAGATGAGGATTCCGAACGGCAGCAGGACCGCCAGGACGTTTCTATGGGTGTGATGTCTGCGGTTGAATACCGTATGAAGTGGTACAACGAGGATGAGGCGACAGCCAAAAAGAACCTGCCGGAACAAAACACCGTGATGGAGTGATGCCATGGCAGGGGAGAGGACAGCACCGGATGTGCAGCGGATGGGATTGCAGGCTGAGAAGATCTGGAGGGAAGCAGAGCGGCGTATCATGGAGGATGTCATCCGCAGGATAAAAAAGAGTGGTGAGATCACATCAACGGCAGACTACCAGATCAACAGGCTGATCGAGATGGGCAAGTCCCGGGAAGAGGTGGAACGGATCATCAAGGAGGCGCTGGGGGCAACCTGGCCGGAAATGTTCGAGATGTATGACAGGGTAGCGGAATATGTCCGTAACCGGGAGATCTATGAACAGGTCAATGATGATTTCCTGACGCCGGAGGACAACAAGTGGCTGCAACAGATCACAGAGGCAGCCAGGAAGCAGACAAAAGACACGCTCGTTAATATGGCACAGAGCTACGGATTTTCAGTCCTGATGGCAGGGAAGCGGGTGTTCACACCATTTGCCGAGTACTACCAGAAATACGTGGATACGGCCATCCAGGACGTTGTGACGGGCGGCACAGACTACAACTCAGCGATCCGGAAAGTCGTCACGCAGATGACGAACAGCGGGCTGAGGGTAGTGGATTACGCTTCCGGCCATACCAACCGGGCAGACGTAGCAGCACGCAGAGCCGTCCTTACAGGCGTGAACCAGATCACGGCACAGGTCAGTGAGCACAACGCAGAAAAACTCGATACAGAGTATTTTGAAGTGTCCTGGCACCCATGTGCGAGGCCGGATCACCAGACATGGCAGGGCAAAGTATTCAGCAGAAAACAGTTGGAAACGGTCTGCGGCTATGGGACAGTAACAGGATTGTGCGGTGCAAACTGCCGGCATACGTTCCATCCGTTCATTCCCGGTGTTTCTGAACGACTCTATCCGGATGACTGGCTGGAAGAACAGAACCAGAAAGAAGCCAAAACAAAGGAATGGAACGGCAAGCAGCTCAATGCCTACGAACAGACCCAGCAGCAGAGGAAGATGGAGACCGCCATGCGTGCCCAGCGCCAGAAGATTCGGCTGTTGCAGGAAGCCGGAGCTGACAAGGACGACATCATGCTGGAAAAAGCAAAGTACCAGGGACAGCTGAACGAGTATAAGCAGTTCAGCAAGAAGATGGGACTTCTGGAACAGCGTGAACGAATCTATCAGGACGGACTGGGCAAGGTAGCGACCAACACGAAACAGCAGAACGCACGCTATACGCCGGAAATGATGCGAAATGCAAAGAAAGACTCTGAGGAATGGAAAAAATACAAAGATATTTTGGGCGAAGATGCAGGAAGTCTTGCACAGTATCGACAAACAAAGTATAATGATCCTGAAAAGTGGAATCGTATCAAAGATAATGCAGCACAAACGGTAAAAATCAATAAGTTTAAAGCTGATCTAAGCAACGGAAATGTAAACATCAATGTTAAGCAACAAAAGCAGATGGAACATATCCAAGGAACAAAAAAATGGCAGCAAAGAGTAAAACGCGAAATAAAAAGCGGGAAAGCTCCAGATATGTTCTATAAAGATGTTGATGTCGAAAGTCTTATAAAAAAATATGCAGGAAACGGGAAAATACAATTCAGAAAAGGTCAGGAATATCCAATAGAGTATATAGATGCAGATACATACATCGGTAAATCATTTGATTTTGCAACCATGAAATACAAGGACACAAAAAGGTTTGCAATCAGATATTCGTCCAAAGGTGTACATTTGCATCCTGTGCCAGAAAGGAGCTAATATGCCGGAAGTATTAAAAAAGTTATATATGATGACAGCGAATAATAAATATATAAGAGTTAGATTATCCGATGAAAAAATAGTTGAATGTACAGTGGACTGTCTTACTTATGCAAATAAATCAGATGAAGATGATACAGATGAACCGGTTGCATTGGTTATTTTGCGGGACGGAGGGGAGATGCTTCTGTCAGAAAGTGACATTCTGGAAATTATGAAATAGTCCAAGCACGCAGAGATGCGTGCTATTTTTATACCATTTTTAAGGAGGTGAGAAACATAAAAAGCAAAACCTACGAAGAATTTGTTGAAAAATTCAAACCGAAGAAAACGACAGACGACTGCTATACACCGCCGGAAATATACGAAGTCATAAAGGACTGGGTGTGCAAACGTTACAATATCGATCCTGGGAACGTGATCCGCCCATTCTGGCCGGGCGGCGATTACGAAAAAGACGAGTACCCGCCGGGATGTGTGGTGGTGGACAACCCGCCTTTTTCTATCCTGAAAGATATATGTGAATTTTATCTGGAACGGGGCATCCCGTTCTTTTTGTTTGCCCCGGCACTCACGGCGTTAAATGGTAAGACTACCTGGGACAGGATGAACCACATTATGTGCGACTGCACGATCGTGTACGAAAACGGGGCAACGGTGAAGACATCGTTCGTCACCAGCTTCGAACCGGAAACGGCAGCGGAGACATCACCGGAGCTGACCAGGCTGGTGAATGATACAACGGAAAAGCTGAGGCAGGAAAAGTCCCGGACATTGCCAAAGTATGAGTATCCGGATCATATCGTCACCGCTGCCATGATGCAGAAAATGGCACGTTACGGCGTACATTTCCGGGTAAGGCGTGAAGAATGCCAGCATGTGCGAACCCTGGACGCCCAGAGAGCCATGAAAAAAGAGATTTACGGGGCAGGACTCCTGCTGTCAGACCAGGCGGCAGCCAGGAAGCAGAACGCAGAAAAGCAGGCGGCAGAAAAGCAGGCGGCAGGAAATGCAGGAAGCGTCATCCGTTATGGGCTCTCGGAGCGTGAGAGGGAACTGGTGGAGGAATTAAATAAATCAACATTAGGTTAAGAAAGCGAGGATGAAAACATGATTATCACAGGGATGGCACATTTTGAAAGCGTTTGTAAAAAGAAACTGGTTGATTGGTACAACAAGAATGGTTTTGCCGATACACCGGTAACGCCGCCAATTGACTTATCTAACGTATTCGTAGTATGGAGCTGCAAGACTTTACAGAATTACAAGTGTCTTGTATCTACTACGGTGAGCGGTGATGGTATCTATGCAGAGTATACATACAACGGTGATAAGCAGGAACTTTACGAAGATGTGTACAAGAAAATGACAAATACATGCTATACGGAGGAATAAGTGATGAAAAGAAAAATAGCAGCATTGCTGGTACTGACAGCAGTGAGTTGTTTTGCAATGACTGGATGCACAGAAGCGGATCAGGTAAGTACAAATATCTCCAAGGAAGCTGATAACTTCAATGTAACGCGAAAACTTACCGTTCTGAATGCACGAACAGATACTATTTTGCTTGAACTGACCGGAACGTTTGCACTGAAAAATAATTCAGACAACGAACTGGAAGTAATTATTGAAACAGCAGAAGGGAAATATCAGAAAGATTATGTATTTCTCAATGATTACACCATGTATGTTGTTGAAGATATCTCAGGGGCTGAGGTAGATAAGTATCATTACGAGATTAACTTTCTTCCAGAGTTCGGACTTAAGGTTACACACGATGACTGAGCGCTACACCGTCACAAAAGACGCAGACAGGCTTGCACCGAACTGGCTGGCGGGCCGGATCAATTACACAACGATCAAATTCTTATACCGGGACAAAGACGGACACGCAGAGCTGAAGGGGGTGAGGATTGGCGATGAAGTGGCACAAATTGGCGACACGGTACAGTTCAACGGCAGACGGTTATCCGTAGAAAGGCGGTGATCCAGGCATCTCCCTTTAAGGCACGGGGTCAGGTGTCTTATTTTTATGCCCTGCCATAAGGCGTAAAACTGGGCAGTTACCCGGCCGGAGGTCTGACCGGCTATATCCCACACCGCTGAAAGAGCGGTCAATAAAACATTTCAGGAGGAACGAAGCAATGAAAAATATCTATGAGATTCTGAAAGATTACGGTCTGGAGATCCCGGAAGAGAAAAGGGCAGATTTTGACAAGTCCTGGAAGGAGAACTACCGCACCAAAAACGAGTACGACAAAGCAGTGAACCAGCGGGACGAGTACAAGACTTCACTGGATACGGTAAACGGGAAGCTCAAGGAGTTTGAGGGCGTGGATGTCGCAGACCTCAAAGGGCAGATCACAAAACTCCAGGACGACTTGAAAACGCAGAAAGAGACGTATGACGCAAAGGAAGCAGAACGTCTGTTTACGGATTCCGTCAGATCTGCGATCAAGGAAGCAGGAGGCAGAAATGCAAAGGCGGTCATGGCACTGCTTGACATGGATGCCTTGAGGGAATCCAAAGACCAGAGTGCGGACATCAAGAAAGCACTGGATGCCGCAAAAGAGTCTGACGCTTATCTGTTTGGATCAGATGAACCATTCAAGAATCCGGTCGGACCGTCCGGCGGAAACGGCGGCACGGACTCGACACTGGCTGCCATGAGGGCAGCGGCAGGATTACCACCTGCGGAAAGCAAATAGAAAAGGAGAGATGAAACATGGCAAACACAATTGCATTAGCAAAAAATTATCTGGATATCATTGACGAGGTGTACAAAAGTGCATCTGTGACCGCAGATCTGACCAGCGACGCGAGCATGATGCGTGCCGGAGCGAACGTAAGTGAGATCTTATACCCGCAGATCGAGGTTGGAGGACTGGGAAATTATGACCGCAATTCCGGTTATACTTCTGCGGCTGTATCACTGAAATGGGCGACCGCACGCTTCAACTATGACCGTGGTGCAAAGCTGGAAGTGGATACGATGGACAACCAGGAATCTATGAACCTGGCATTTACGAGGGCAGGAGCAGAGCTGCAGAGAACCAGGGTAGCACCGGAAGCAGATGCCTTTACCTTTGCGACCATCTGCGGATTTGACGGCATCACAAAGAAAGCGGAGAACCTGGCAGATGCAGAAGCATTCCTGAAAGCCCTGATCGAGGCAAAGAACGTGATGGATGAGGACGAAGTGCCGGAAGAGGGCAGGATCCTGTATGCGACCCCGACACTGATGAACGGGGTCATGGCACTGGACACAACGAAGTCCCGTGAGATCCTGAACGCATTCAACATCAAGAAGAAGGTGCCGCAGTCCAGATTCTATACAGCGATCCATCTGCTTGACGGAAAGAGCGAGGGTGAGGAAGCCGGACATTACACGAGAGGTACGGCTTCCTACGAAAAGACGAAGGATTCTTCGGTGGTATCCGGGAAAACCTACTACACACAGAGCGGCAGCAGCTATGAAGCGGTCAAAAGCCCGGCAGTGGGAAGCATTTCTACCTACTACGAAAAAATTTCGGAAGAAGGCAAGGACATCAACTTCATGATCATCCATAAACCGGCGATCATCAAATTTGATAAGCACATTGCGAGCGACATCATCCCGGCAAGCCTGAACGCAAATGCAGACGGTGATATCCTGAAATACCGCAAGTATGGCCTGGTGGATTACTACCGCAACAAAGCGGCCGGCTTCTACGTGTCACACAAAGCCTGAGGGGGGCGGCCTATGACACAGTATACTGATTATACATTCTATACAGGGCAGTATGGCGGTGAGCTGACGGAAGAACAGTTCCGCAGGGTGATCGTGCCGGTGTCGGGCTACATCCGGAGGATCACGTTCGACCGTGCGGACAGATCCATGGAAGAAGTGCAGCATGCCGCCTGTGCGTGCTGTGACCTTCTGCACGCAGACCAGTCAGCAAAGGCAGAACACCAGGGAAAAGAGGTCGCATCAGAAAACATTGACGGCTATTCTGTTTCGTATGTACAGGAACAGGGTGGCAAAACTGCCCAGGAGATACTGGCGGGCAAGATCTACCAGACGGCGGCGTTGTACCTGGAATCGACCGGCCTGTTGGATATGGGGGTGTATGACGATGCTGACCAACACTGACGCAACCCTCTTCCACCGCCGTTACAATCCGGAAACTCGTCTGGATGAGTGGGGGAGCGTATACATCCCGGCTGTTTGGTGGCATGAGGCGGAACAGTCCAGCGTCACCACGGAAGGCAGGAAGACCGCGGATGCCTATACGGTCCGAATCCCGAATATAACAGTCCCGGTCAAAAAGGATGATTACCTGGTAAGGGGGCAGTGCAGCATGCAGATGAAGACGGCGAAAGACCTGGCCGGTACGGAGCACTTCAAGGTGTCGGCGGCAAACTACAACCGGTACGGAGGAAATCCGCACATCAAGGTGACAGGGGGTGCATGATGGCAGAGACCAGGAAAACGTTCCAGATCCAGCAGCCGCAGAACGTCCGCTACAGCGGGCATGGCAGCGGCGGGATGTTTACGGCAAGGATGGAATGGGATGCCTCCCTTGCGGCAAGGCTCAACGGAAACCTTGCCAGGGCACAGACCTATGTGGATCAGACCTGCATAGACCGTATGGAACCGGAAACACCGTTCCGAAGCGGCACACTGCGGGATGCGGCAACACTTGGCACGGTCACCGGTTCCGGTCTGATCGTGCAGTCCACACCGTACGCCAGAAGGCAGTACTATGAACACAAAAAGCAGTCCAAATGGTTCGAACGCATGAAGAACCGGCACAAGGACAGCATCCAGAAGGAGGCGGGTAAAATTGCATGCGGAAAGTAGCATCATCGAGAGTATACGCACATTCTTCCTGACCTGTCCGTTTTTACATGACGGCCGGGTCAACGTGGATTACCTGGGGGAGGAGATGAGTTATTCCATCGACCCGCTCCCGTGTGATCCGGTGATCCAGAAATATGTGGATGGCGGGAAAAAGAAGCAGTACCAGTTCGCCATCTGTTCCAAGGAAGCCTATGACGAGGATGCCAGGGTGAATATCGAGAACAGCGGCTTCTACCAGGAGCTTCAGGAGTGGCTGGAAGAATCCTCGGACGATGGGGAGCTTCCGGAGCTGGCGAACGAAAAGCAACATACAATAGCAATCGAAACCTTAAACAGCGGTTACCTGTACGATGCCGAAGCAAATCTTGCTACGTATCGTATTGAGTGCCGCTTGATTTATGAACAGGAGGCTTAAATATATGGCAGAGACAAATAAAAAGAAATTAGTAAAGAGAACAGGCAGGGTAAACTTTTACGGGGTGCCAGCATCCGGAAATGACGAAACGGTAACATTCAGCCGCATGCAGAATTTTACGGCTATGTCGGAATCCAAAAACCCGAGTACCTATGAAAGGAGATATGTGGACAAGGATTCGGATGACAGTGATGTTACCGGATATGGCACCTCATGGTCTTATAACTTTGACATGCATGAAAATGACCCGATCCTTATGGATCTTGCCGGTGTGCATGACGATGAACTGACCGGCGAGACCCGTGACATTGTTGTTGTGGACTTCTTCAACAAGGGCGAAGCTACCGCAGAAGATGAGTACGTAGCAAGAAAGCGTACGGTGTCAGTCCTTCCGGATGCGGCTGGTGACGGAACGGATGCCCTGCAGTATTCTGGAACACTTTCCGTGAAATCGAAGCCGGTCAAAGGTTATGCCAAAGTCGCAGCAGATGGAAATTCCTGCACGTTCCTGGAAAAGCCGACCGTAGGCTGATGACCTGTGAATCCATTATATGAACCACTGCCGAAAAGCGTCGAGGTCGGGGGTATTCCCTACCCGGTCAAGACGGACTTCCGGGCAGTGCTGAAGCTGATACAGGAAGTCAGGCAGACCGAGGAGCCAGAAGCCCGGCTCCTTCTGGTTCTGGGGATATTTAAGGAGATGCCGCAGGACATCCAGGGGGCCGTCCAGGCGGTCACTGGATTTATAGCCGGTGTCCACGCTGGCAGAAACGGACGGGAAGACAATGACAACAGAAAGAAGACGTTCTGCTATGAACAGGATGCACCGTATATCGTCAGTGATTTCTGCAATTATTACGGCATTGACCTGCTGAAATGCAGATACCTGCACTGGTGGAAATTCCAGATGCTGCTGGAAGGCCTGCCGGATGATTCCGGAGTGAAGACCCGCATCGGCTACCGTTCCATCGATGCCGGGAAGATCAGGGACCGGCACGAACGGCAGCGGATCCAGAAGATACAGAAGGCGATCGCACTGAAAGACGAAACAGACGGGGAATATATCAGCGGACTGTTTGCGGATGCGATGTGGGGAGACTGATAAGAAGATGGGAGGCAGGAAATGGCAGACGGAACACTAAGATTTGACACTGAGATCGACGAGAGTGGATTTCAGAAAGGCTTAAAGCGGATCGAGCAGGCAGCGAAGGGTGCAACGCAGCAGACTGCCTCCGATGCACAGGACGCGGCAAAACAGGCAGAACAGGCAACGCAGCAGGCGGCAGACAAGACCGCAAAGGATGCTGAAAAAGCAGCGAAGAAAGCAAAGAAGGCGGCAGAAGAGGTTCAGGACGCAGTAGAAGATGCAGCGGAAGCGATCACAGACGCGGCAGAAGATGCTGGGCAGAATACAGCAGAGTCTGTGCAGGACGCTGTGGACAACATTGTGGAAGTTGTGGAAGAAGCAGGCGAAGATGCGGCAGATGCCGCAGAGGAAGCCGCGAAACGTGCACAGAAAGAAATCGAACGCAGTACGAAAGAGACCGAAGAAGAGATCGAGCGCAGTTCCAAACAGACAGAAGAGGACATCGGCGGCGGTTTCGAGGGCGGATCAGATCGTGCCAGTGCCGCCATGGATGCCCTTGCACAGGCTCTTGTGGCTGCCGGGGTGACTGCATCCGTCAAGGAGATCACGGACGCACTCATGGACTGCACGCAGGCAAGCATGGAGTTCGAAACGGCGATGGCAAAAGTCGGAACGATCGCAGACGAATCACAGAAGCCGCTTGGCGATATGCGGAATGAGATCCTGGCGTTGTCCAGTGAGACCGGTAAGAGTGTCGGGGAACTGGCGGAAGCGACCTACCAGGCCATTTCTGCATCGGTAGCGACCGAAAGCGCCGTGGATTTTGTCGGCACGGCGAACAAGCTGGCTGTCGGTGGATTTTCCGACACCACGACTGCCGTGGACATCCTGACGACCGCCATCAATGCCTATGGCATGTCAGCGGATGATGCAGCGAAGATCTCCGACGTCCTGATTACAACACAGAACTTAGGTAAAACATCCGTTGCACAGCTGGGTGCAAGCATGGGCATGGTCATCCCGCTGGCGGCGGCATACAATATGAACCTGGAAGACCTGTCGGCAAGTTATGCATTACTGACCGCAAACGGTACCCAGACCGCACAGGCAACGACCTACGTCAAGGCGGCACTGAACGAACTTGGGAGCAGCAGCTCCGTTGTCGGTTCAACGCTCAAGAAGCAGACCGGCAAGACCTTCGCAGAATTGATGGCAGAGGGCAATTCCCTTGGGGATGTGCTGCAGGTTCTTGCTGACAGTGTGGACGGGGACACGACCGCGTTCAACAACATGTGGTCGAGTTCCGAGGCTGGGGTTGGCATGCTGTCCATCCTGAACAGCGGAACGTCCAAATATAACAGCCTGGTGCAGGCGATGGAAGGAAGCACCGGGGCGGCAGCCACCGCTTTCGAGAAGATGTCAGAAACCGGGGAGTTTGCCCAGCAGCGTTTCCAGAATGCCACCGAGAACCTGAAAATAGCGATCGGTGATGTGCTTGCGCCTGCATTGATGGAACTCCAGCAGAGCGGGGCAGATGCGATGGAATGGGCAACTGAGTTTGTCAAGGAACACCCGGAAGTTGTGGCGGCAGTCACGGCACTGGCGGCAGCCCTTGCAGTACTGGCAGCGGCACTGGTCGGGTTGCTGGTCGTTCAGCAGGTGCAAAAAGCATTTTTAGCATTTTCAGCAGCATTACTTGCAAATCCGGTCGGTGCCGTAGCAGTAGCACTTACAGCACTTACAGCACTTACAGCAGCGGCCGTTGCGTTTGGGACAGTCATGAAAGATCGGACATCGGAGTCTGTTAAGAACCGCAAGGCGATCGATCAGTGCAAAGATTCCTACGATGAACTGAAAGACAGCATGGAAGAACATGCGAAAGAGAGAAAAGAAAGCATCAAGAGTGCAAAAACGGAAGTGGCTACCTATCAGACCCTTGCTGACAAGCTCTATGAACTGTCTGACAAAACAAATAAAACAACCTCGGACAAAGCACAGATGAGCACGATGGTTGACCAGCTCAACGGAGCCATGCCGGAGCTCGGTCTTTCCATCGATGAAACTACCGGGGCACTGAACAGGGAGAAATCCGCAGTGGATGCCGTGATCGATTCCATGAAGCAGCAGGCACTTGCAAATGCTTATCAGGAACAGGCAAACAAGGCGGCTTCTGATCTGGCAGAAGCACAGATACAGCAGGCAGAAGCGGAAGAAGTGCTCTATGACCTGCGGTCGCAGGCAGTCAAGAAGATCAATGAGCATAATGCTGCTGTACAGGACGGCACGGAAGCCGTGCGGGAAATGGCGAGCAGTTACGCAGCAGCCGGTGAACCGGTTGACGAATATGCATTACATCTGAACGCCCTGAATGGTCAGATAAAAGAACAGGAAGAAGTTGTCGCCGGTTTACAGGGGACACACGCCGAGGCAGACGAAAAATATAGAAAGATAGCGGAGAAAGCTTACGAGTATACAACTGCTGTCGAAGAATCAAACCAGGGCGTATCTGACTCCGCAACAGAAATGTCTGACGAGGTCAAGCAAGCCTATGAGGGCATGAAAACGTCCATCCAGAACAGCCTGAAAGGCATCGTGAATGAGTATGAGGATTTTTCAGGCGACAAAGAAATTTCTGCTGAAGAGATAATAGAACATATGCACAGCTCAGAAAAAGCTGCGAATCAGTGGATTCAGAATATGAAAACCCTTGCAGGGCGTGCCGGTGACGGTATGACCAAAGAATTGTATGACCACTTGTTAGAGTTGGGACCGCAGAGTGCAAATCTCGTTAAAGCGTGTACGGAAATGACAAAACCACAGTTAGAGGAATATGCACGGAGTTTTTCGGCGACAGGTGGCGAAGCAGTGGATGCATATACAGAGGAACTGTCAGCAATATCTGCCAACTGGGGCAACGCAGGGCAGGAGATCGCACAGGCGGCTGGAGAAGCCGGACAGCAGAGCGGCAAGGACTACACTGACAAGGCAAAAAGCGAGATCGAATCCGGCCAAAAAGAAGTCACGGAGGCAGCCAAGAAAGGCGGCGAGGAAGCCGGAAAAGAGTCGCAGAAAGCAACAGCGGAAAGCATCGAAAAGAATTCCGGACAGGTCGCACAGGCGGCTGGAAATTCCATGAAAAAAGCAGCAGACACGGCAAGGACTTACCGAAGTTCTTTCGAAAGTGTTGGTCAGAGCATGTCAGAAGGTGTTGCAGTTGGAATCAACAGGGGATCACCTTTTATACAGAATGCGGTAAACAGCGTCCTCCAATCGGCTGTAAATGAAGCGGAGAAAAAAATAAAAAAGAACAGCCCTTCCCATGTATGGCGCGATGAAATCGGACTCAGCATGGCTGAGGGTGTCGCAGTCGGAATTGAACGCGGTGAAAAAATAGTAAATGACAGTGTTGGAGCTATGGCGGACTCATCACTGGAAACCGCAAAGGATACACTTGAGATCCATTCGCCGTCCCATGTTATGCGTGACGAAGTTGGCGCGATGCTTGCGGCTGGTATGGCTGAGGGTGTCGATGATGGAAAAGCAGAGGTTGAAAAGAGTGCCAGAGGTATGGCACGGGTCTCCATTGATGCGACAAAGGATGAGCTGGGCATCCATTCACCGTCCAAAGTATTCAAAGATAAGATTGCACCACATATTGTTGATGGTCTGGTCGCAGGTGTCAGCAAGGAAGAAGGCAAGCTGAAAAAAGCCATGAAGCGGATGGCACAGAGTGCCGTGGATGCGGCAAAGGAAGTGGATGCATCTAAGGGCGGCTACTCGGATGCGGCTTCGAAGATCCTGGCTGCGATCACGGGCAAGATCGATAAACGGCAGGAACTTCTGACGTCAAAGCTGGGCAATAAGTTTGACGGTTATGTAGACGATGCAATAACCGCACTGGAGAAGAAAGCAGAGAAAAAACAGAAAGAGGCGGACAAAGCCAAAAAAGGAACAAAAAAGAAGAAAGAACTCCAAGCCAAGGCAAAAGAGCTAAAAAAAGAAGCCAGGAATGCAAAAGCCTATGCAAAGGATTTTATGTCGAGCTGGAATGAAGCACTTGAGGACGGTCTGGATGAAGCCTATGACAAGATCAAGGAAAAGCTGGAAAAGAAGCTGGATGGGATCTCGGATAAGTACCAGAAAGCCTATGACAAGATCATATCATTCCGCGATGACATGAAAAGGAAGATGTCAGAGCCGGTCAACATGTACGACCTGGACACCCAGCTGACGCAGATCCAGCGCTACCAGAAAGGACTGGACAGGCTCAAGGACAAGATACCAGAAAGCCTCATGGACCAGATCCTCGGCATGGACCTGAACGAGGCAGACAATTTCGTGGAACACCTGAACGCGATGTCAGAAGATGAGCTGGAAGCGTACAAGAAAAAATGGAATGACCTGCAGGGTACATCCGAAACCTATACCAAGGAATTTTTCAGCAAGCGTCTGACAGACACGAAAGCCGCATGGGAGAATGAGATCACCGAAGTAACGAAGTTCGCACAGGCAGAGATGGACGGGGCAGCCAAAGAGATCGCCAAGAGCCTCATAAGCAGCCTGGATGATGAAAAAGAGACGCTTGGCGGCACGATGAAGACGATCGCCGAAAGTATGATCAAGGAATTTAAGGCGGCGTTCAACATCACGGATGAGGTAAAAGCAGGAACCGCAGCAGCAACAGAAGCAGCAGCGGCACAGGGCAATGCCAAAAGCACCACGGCGGCAAAAAGCAGCAGTACGAAAAAGAGCAAGGATAAGTCAAAAACAAAAAATAATAAGAAGAATTCGACAAAGAAAACAACGAAAACAAAAGCAGCATTGAAAAGCGTGCCAACAACTGCAAGCCAGGCAGCCTTAAAGAGTGTATCGGCAGCCAGAAATATGACCAGGTCGCTGGCAGAAGCCGCGAAATCCCCGGAAGTGACGGCGGCACTTGAAAACCTGCAGACCGCAGTCATGGGTCTTGGGTATGTGAGTGGCAACCCACCGGTCAATGTGAACGTCTCGCCACCACAGGTGAATGTGACGAACAGCCAGCCGGTGCAGGTACAGGCAGAGATCCATACCACGGTTGACCTGGACGGCAGGACAGTAGGCAGGGCGGTTACGCCTTACGTCAATGAAAACATGGGCACGATACAGAGCAGGGAAAGGAGGGGAAGCTGATGGATGTACAGATCGGAAAGTATAAGATGGGCGATTTCGGGCTGAACCTGCTGGGCATGGAGCTTGGCACCCCGGCAGTCCGGAAAAATACCGTGACCATCCCGGGCAGGAACGGTGCACTGGACCTTACGGAAGCCATTGCCGGATTCCCGCTGTATGACAATGCCACACATAAGCTGACATTTGATTTCCAGGACGGCACCTATGATGAGTGGGTGTCAGTAAGCGGCGACCTGCGTGGAAAGATACATGGGCGCAGGCTTCCGGTTGTGCTCGGGAACGACAGCTATTATTACGATGCCAGGGTAAGCGTGGACAGCAGCAAGCTCAACCAGCAGTACAGCCAGGTCGTGATCACACTGGATGCGGCGCCGTATAAGCTGGCACAGAAAACGTCACTGGATGACTGGGAATGGGACAGCTTTGATTTTGAAACGGATATCATCAGAGATTATAAAAATATCCAGGTACCGGGTGAACTGGTTGTCATAGGCGATGTGATGCCAACAGGATGTGTTTTTGAAGCTTCGGCGGCGGTCACGGTGACGTATGATGGAAAACGCTACCAGCTCCCGAAAGGGCGCAGCACAGTGCCCGACATCCTGATCATGGAGGGCGAGCATACAATGAGTTTTAGCGGAAGCGGCACGGTTTCCGTGGAATACAGGGGAGGGCGGTTCTGACAATGTACAAAGTTACACTGGATGGGGCATACCTATACCATCCGTGGATGCAGGACCGCTGCATCACGGAGGGGGCACTGACGCAGGAGGTCAACAAGAACGGCTCCTGTGATGTTTCGGTTGTACTGGATCATCCACTTGCAGGTTCCGTCCTCCGGAGAAAGTCCATTCTGGAAGTGATCCGGTTCGACCTGGCAAGCAGTGAGGAGACAACCTACAGGGGCGTTGTGATGAACACAGTCGAAGATTCCAGCCTGGAAATGGAGATCCAGACGGAAGGCGATCTGGTATTCTTCCAGGACAGCATCATCCGTCCGTTCCACAAGACCGGCGCGGATGTACCGGGAAGGACAACACCGGGGGATTATTTCAAATGGCTGGTCAAAAAGCACAATGAACAGGTGGACGGTTTCAAACAGTTCGCAGTCGGTCAGGTGACTGTCACAGGGGAGGCAGAAGACCGGGAACGGAACGGTCACAGCACCACAAGGGACATTCTGGACGAGCTGGTCACGGAAAGCGGCGGTTATATCCGCACACGGACCGTTGGCAGTATGCATTATATTGATTACCTGGCAGAATACGAAGCGGCAGGAGGGCAGGATATCCGGCAGGGGCAGAACGTGGTCGACATCACGAAAAACGTCAAAACAGATGACCTTGCAACGCGTCTGATCCCGCTCGGGTCATCGACATCCAATAATGAATGGCCGGTCACGATCGCCAACGTAAACAATGGAAAGGATTACCTGGAAGATGCAGAAGCGGTAAAAGAGTATGGGATTATCACCAAAACAGTAAGTTTTTCGGACATCCAGGACCCGGCAAAGCTGAAAGAAGAAGGCGAAAAGGCTTTCAGGAAGATCAACGGGGCAAGCGTGGTGACAGAATTATCTGCGATCGACCTGTCGGATGCCGGTTATGATGTGGATATGCTGCGGATCGGTGAGAAGGTCTTTTGTGCAGCGCCCACGTACAACATACAGCAACAGCTGCAGATCACGAAGAAGGTGACAGACCTGTTAAAACCGGCAAACAGCAAGGTCACGCTTGGCGGTACGGCATTGACCTACACACAGCAACAGCTGCGGGCAGGGCAGGGGCGTGTGAAGTACACAACAGTAACAGCGATAACGAATGGGAAGATTGATGAAATCTGTATTTAAAGCTAAAAGAAAGGAAGAAGAACAGGATGGCAAATTTTTTAGATACAACGGGCTTAACTTATCTTTGGGAGAAGATCAAGACAGTACTTGGCAAAAAGGTAGACAAGGTAGACGGAAAGGGGCTGTCTTCAAATGACTATACGACAGAAGAGAAGGATAAGCTGGGTGGGATCGCAGCCGGTGCGAACAAATATGTACATCCGGCCTATACACCAAAGACAAACGGACTGTATAAAGTGACCGTGGATGCGGCAGGACACGTATCCGGCACGAACCCGGTGACAAAAACAGACATCACCGGCCTGGGCATCCCGGCATCCAATACGACCTACTCCGATTTCAAAGGTGCGACAGCTGACGCGGCAGGTGCACACGGACTGGTACCGGCACCGGCCAAAGGCGGTACTGCCAAACTCCTGAGCGGTAAAGGGACATGGGAATCCATGGAAATGGCCTACGTTGAGGAAAGTTATACGGAAGCTTCTGTCGGGGTCACTTTTGCCGGAAGTACCGTAAAAGCAGGGATCCCAGTCGCTGCTGCCGATAAGATGGGTCTTATGTCCCCGTTGATGTTCACGAAACTGAACGGTCTGCCGACAAATGAAGACTTGTCCGGCACTTACGCGAAAAAGAGCGACATCGCAGGTGTATACAAGTACAAAGGAACCCTGGCAGATGCAACGAAGCTGCCGGCTGCAGGACGGGTGACCGGTGATGTGTACAACCTGGAAGCGGCATCTGATTACGGGCCGGCAGGAACGAACGTGGCCTGGGACGGCAAGGCATGGGATGCCCTGGGCGGCATGTTTGTAGTCGATGCCATCACCAACGCTGAAATTGATGCCATCTGCGTGTGATCGAATTGATATAGGAGGAAGAGACATGGCGTATCTGGACAAGACAGGACTTACTGAGTTATGGAAGAAAGTGAAAAGTTATGTGGATGCCAATGCCGGAGGAACACCGACAACGATTACAGGAAACGCAGGATCAGCTACAAAACTCCAGACGACACGGGCAATAGATGGCGTTAATTTCAATGGTACGGCTGACATTGCCCATTATGCCGTGTGTTATACGTCAGGCTCTACCGCCGCAAAAACAGCCAGCCTGTCGAACTTCAGGCTGGTGATCGGCGCAAGGGTTACGGTACGTTTTAACTATGCCAATACGGCCACAAACCCAACATTGAATGTCAATGCTACCGGGGCGAAGCCGATCTACTACAAAAACAGAAACATCCCGGCATGGCTGATTCCACAGTATGCCGTCCTAGAACTGGTGTATTCCGGCTCTTACTGGTATGTCGCAGGGGTCATTGACGAACGGAAACTGCTGTCAGCGGTCAGCATCAAGCCAACAGCACTGACGACCTGGGCATACACGGCAGGGATCAGCGCCCTGGCAGTGTACGATGAAATACAGGTATGGGTTGAGGTTGGGGATGGTTTCCGTGGATGGGTCACATTATCCAGGAATGACCCGAACAATGCGTGTATAACAGGATATGTCAGCCCGGCATACTTTGGATGCGCGTGGGTACAGTGGGACAAAAGCAACAACAGGATAGGTGTGTATGTACGTACTGTAACAGGCTGGGTAGTTGGAAACATCAGTGCCAGCATGGTCACAGGCATTAAACTCAGATAGGGGGACATATGGGATTTACAGAAAATTTACAGGCAATACTGAAAGCGAGATACGGGAAAGATGTTAGGCAGTCCATACATGACGGGATCAAGAAATGCATGGATACTGTGGATGCAGGACTGGAAGAATGTGACAAACGGTTAAGTGACGCGGAAAAAGAACATACGGCTACATTAAACAATGGACTAAAGGAGTATGACAAGAAGCTGAATGATGCCCTGGCAGAATATGATAACCGGCTGAGCATCGGAATCCAGACACAGCAGTCTGTGGACTTCCAGGCAGAACAGGGAAGCTACTGGTACGTGAATTCAAATAGGACAATAACAAAATACGGGCCAAGCAGCGAGTATCTAGCATATACAAATACAGTAATCCCGGTAACGGAAGGCGAGGTGTACGAGGTACACTGCGCAAAAAAAGTTGCTGACAGCTATTATGTTCCGGGACCAGTCATAGCCGTTAGCAGTGCAACGAATTCGGCAGCAGATGGCACTATCGCCATATTTGAGAATCCGACAGATGGAAATGATCAGTATGTGCTTACGGTTCCGGCGGGGGCGAAATACCTGCTGGTCAACCATGTAGTGAAAGATTATTCGGGAATAGATATGGAAATCTATAAACGGAACAGCCTGGAAGATGTAGTAATGGGTGCTGTCAAAGGTATGTTTTCGGGGGCAGCCGCACACAACGCAACCTACCGTGGAAAATATCTGGGTGATACGGTCACAGATGCGCAGGCGGCAGCCATTGCAGATGGCAATTTCAATGATCTGTACGTTGGCGACTACTGGACAATCGGCGGCGTGAACTATCGAATCGCTGATCTGAACTACTGGAAAGGAATCGGGAACGGCACAAAATGCACTACGAACCATGTGGTGATTGTTCCTGATACGATACTGAACACAGGAAAAATGAACAATACGGCTACCGTAAGCGGTGGCTATATCAACTCGCTTATGAAATCAAAAACGCTAAATACACTGGCAGAAAATCTTCCGGACACACTCAAAAATCGTCTTTTGACGCATGATACTTACATATCTGATTACTGGATGAGATCAAGTGTTGATCTTCTCAGCGAACGAATGATATACGGGTGCAAAGTATTAAGCAATGAAACAAAATTCAGTGAAGTAAGACAACTGAATCTTTTTAGAATGGACACAGAGAGGATTGTGCTGGATGAACATTACTGGCTGCGCGATGTTGTATCGAATACAAATTTTGCAGTAGTGAACAAAAATGGTTTTACGGATTCTGCCAGTGCCAACGGCACATTTGGCATCCGGCCAATATTTGCAATCACAGGGGACTAGAAAAAAGAGAATTAAAATGGCATTACAGAAAGAAATACAGAATTTAAAGGAGAAGAAAATATTTGACGAAATATATTGAGATCAGAGCAGGACCGTAGAGGTCCATTTTTATTGCAATTTTTGAAACTACAAATGAAAAGAAGCCTTGAGATAGGTGATGTCAACACTCTCAAGACTTCTTAGATGATTTCTTAGCTGAATACATTCTAACACATTCAGCTAAGAAAGGAAAGACTAACGAGGATGAAAAAAGAAATGGTTTGCACGATTACAGGCGCAGTCGGTGGAGCGATTGCGTCATTTTTTGGCGGATGGGATTCCGCACTGTACACGCTCATTATTTTCATGGCAATCGACTACTTATCCGGTCTGATTGTTGCCGGGGTATTCCACAACAGTAAGAAAACGTCAACAGGGACATTAGAAAGTCGGACAGGCTGGAAAGGTCTGTGCAGGAAATGCATGACACTGCTGTTCGTGCTGGTGGCGTACCGGCTGGATTTGGCAATCGGTGTTGACTACATCCGTGATGCGGTGATTATCGGTTTCATCGCCAACGAACTGATTTCAATCGTCGAAAACGCCGGATTGATGGGCATACCACTGCCGGCAGTGATTACTGGGGCGATCGATATACTGACACAGAAAGCAGACAAGAAGGGGGACGCGTGAGCGTTCCTCTTTTGTTATCACGAAAAGCAATGTTTTACACAAGAAATTATTAAAAGAAAGGCAGGCAGATACTATGAACAAAGTCAACCGCATGATTTCAAAGTACAACTTTAATTCCGGCAGTGTTTCCAGGATCAAATATATAGTGATCCATTACGTCGGGGCACTTGGCGGAGCAAAGGAAAACTGTGCATACTATGGCGGCGGCAACCGTGGGGCATCCGCACACTATTTTGTCGGTTTCGCCGGAGAGATCTGGCAGTGCGTGGAAGATAAGGACATTGCCTGGCACTGTGGAGCGAGCAGCTACAGGCACCCGGAATGCAGGAATGCGAACAGCATCGGCATCGAGATGTGTGTGCGGAAGAAATCCAAAGAAACAATGAACGCAACAGACAAAGACTGGTATTTTGAGAAAGCAACGGTACAGTCGGCGGTCGAGCTGACAAAATACCTGATGAAAAAATACAATGTGCCGGCAGAACGTGTCATCCGTCACTATGATGTGACCGGGAAAATCTGCCCAAATCCGTATGTATACAATACAGGTACATACACCTGGGATGCGTTCAAAAAAGCCATTTCCGGCCAGAATACACAGCCACAGGCCACCGGCACACAGGCCAGTGCATTTTCCGGACTATCCGAAAAGCAGGCAGCAGAAAAACTGCTGGGGATCTGTGCGCCGATCGCCAAAAAGAACGGACTGCTCCCATCGGTAGCCACCGCACAGTGCATCCTGGAATCTGGATACTGCCGGACAGAGCTGGCACAGAAAGCGAACAATATCTGCGGCATGAAATGCAGTCTTTCCGGAAACACCTGGAGCGGTACGTCCTGGGACGGCAAAAGCAGCGTGCAGATCCGGACAGCGGAACAGGACGCTGCCGGGAATACCTATTATATCAATGCAGATTTCCGGAAATATCCAAGCATCGAAAAGAGCATAGCAGACCGCTGTGCCTATCTGCTGGGTGCGATGAACGGGAGCAAAAAACGCTATGCAGGCATTACCAAGTGCAAAACATACCGCGAGCAGATCACACTGATCAAAAACGGCGGCTATGCAACGGACACTAGGTATATTGAAAAAATCTGTAATATCATCAAGAAATACGGACTGGACAGGCAAGACAGTACCGGCGATACCCTGCCGGATACAACGGAAACCTGGTACCGTGTCCGCAAATCCTGGAAGGACACGAAGAGCCAGACCGGAGCATTCCACAGCCTGGCAAAAGCAAAACAGTGTGCAGACCAGCACGCAGGCTACAGCGTTTTTGATGAAAACGGGAAAAAGTTGTATACATCTGTTAAAGTTCCGTATAAAATCAAAGTAACAAAAACGAACGTCCCAATCCGGACAGGACCGGCAAAAAAATACAGCAAGGTAAGAACATACTGCCCGGTTGGGGTGTATGAGATCGTGGAAGAAAAGAACGGTTTCGGCAGGCTGAAAAGCGGTGCAGGATGGGTGTACTTAAAGAAAGTTGAGAGAGTGTAATTATTATAGGAAAGAAGTAGTCAAAAAAGTAGTCAAATCAAGAAAACAAACGATAAAACATTGTAAAACCGGGCAGTGTAAGTAACTATTATCCTCATTGGTAGTGAGGAGGTCACGGGTCCGAGTCCCGTCAGCAGCTTAATAGAAAGAATACCGGAAATCCAGTAAAATCAAGGGTTTCCGGTATTTTTTTGCGTTCTGAAATAGCTATCTTTCTGATGCATAAAACCGTCTGAAACAGTATGGAAAAGCGTAAAATGTTGGGAAAGTGTAGTCAAAAAGTAGTCAGATTGTAGTCACTTTTTCAGTGCTGTCAGAAGCACTATTTTGATATGATTTTTTTGCAAAATCGTTCAGTTTCTGGATGGATTTTCCTTCCTGCCTCCGCAGTTCTGCGTAGGTATCCAGTAACATCTTCGAATTACTATGCCCCATGATCTCAACCGCTTCCATGATATCAATGCCGGAATAATACAGCATGGTTGCATATTCATGCCGGAATGTATGCGATCCCAGTCCCGGGCACATATCTACATCGAACTTGATACGACCGTTTTCGTAGTGATGTGTGCCGCCGCAGGCAGTGTTCAATGTCCGCTTGATCCGCTCGAACAGTCTGCGATACTGCGACTTTTTCAGATAGCTGCCATCAGTTCCGGGAAACAGAAGATTACCTTGTAATGTAGACAGATACTTTTTCAGGACGTCCGCCAGTGGATCCAGCAGATAGATCTCACGCTCTCCACTGTCTGTTTTCGTGTCTTTGAGCACGGCAGTTTCTCCAACGAACTTAACTGCCTTGTTGACAGTGATCTTTTTCCGGGCAAAATTGATATCAAACCGTGTCAGAGGGATGATCTCCTGCCGCCGCATTCCGGTATACAGCAACATATGCAGCAGTGTACTTGCCTGCGGATCCAGCTCTAAGTCTTCCAGGTGGATACGTTCCAGCTCTGTCAGTGCCCGTTTTTTCTTCTTCGGTGCAGGATCCTTTTCGATATTTTCCGCAACATTCTTGAACAGCAGGCCGTCATCAATGGCAGCACGCATGATCTGGTTGACTGTCTGGTAGTAACGACGCTGCAGATCGGCGTGACCTTTCAGTGCATTGTAACCGGTCTGAACATCTGTTTTCTTAATCTGCAATAGCTTGAGAGCATCCAGTGCGGCAGTGTGGTTTTTCAGAATATTCCGATATCCTTCGATCGTGTTCGTTTCACGACCGGCTTTATACAGCTCCAGCCACTTCCATTTATACGCCCCGAATGTCACGTTCTTTTCTGATACATAGATGCCTTTGCTGGTCTGCTCGATCACCTCGGCTTTCTTACGTTCCAGTTCCGCAACACTACGACCGTATACCTGTATGCGGACTCTTTTTCCGATTTCCGGATTTATTTCATCGGTAGTTACCCATGCGGCGTACCTGCCGTCTTTTCTCTTTTTGTATTTTGCCATAATATATCATCCTCCTTAAAAATGGGTATAAAAAATACACCTGTACAGGTGCTGGAGGATTGTGGTATAATTTTCTTGTTCAAGGAAGAATTATGCCGGTCTCCAGACCTGTATAGATTCGCTGATCCGCTTCGGTGCTGGTAACACTGGGGCGGATTTTGTTATAATTTTGTACTAATGCCTTCGAAATATGTATTCAAAGATAAACTACAGTTTGGGCAAAAGCCTCCATCGCGAGTAACTTCAGATGGCAATTTAGGATAGTTTTTAGTTTTCCCACTAATGGAGTACACTTTTAAATTATATTTTTTGCATATAGTGCAATGATTATTTGTTGATAACATCACCAGATCATTTTTGTATTTTTTGTTCTTAGCAAGAGATTCTTTAATTCGAAGTAAATTTGAGAATCTTTTATCCGAAAATTCGGGATGCTTTTGGTAGATGTTTTCTAATTCTTTCTTCGCAAGTTCCATATCGCCGGTTGATTCAATGTATTTAACTAAACGAAGATATTCTTTCGAAGTCAATAATGGACGCTTCTCGTAATCAGATAATGCATTAGATTTCCGCAAACAAGCAATTGCACAATCCATTCGCCCAGCTTTTTTATGTTCGGTAGCTTTTCTTTGTAAAAGGTAATAAATACAATCTTTTGTTGGATCACCAGTATGATAATTTTTTGCTGGAACTGGAATAGAATTAATTCCTTCTAAAGAGTCCATATCATATCTTTGGGGCTTTAAGAAATTTAATAATCCCATAACTTTTTTCTCCTTTGAATACTTTTTCTTTTTCCGGAGATAATAACACCATGAAAATATTATTATCTCAATTCTTGGAACAGCACCACCTGTCGATCCGGCAGGCGGCAATTATGACCGGTGTTCCCCGGTCTACGATCGGTGACATAGTGACCGACCATGTAAGTCCAACTCTGGCAAC